CTCTTGTCTTGTAAAATTTAGTTGTGTTTTTGCAATAAAAAAAAGCCTATTTATATCAAAGGGCTTTTCATTTAAATCTATTTTTTTTTATTATTTTCTGATTTATCTTCATCAGTAGTATCAGATGTTTTAACTCCCCTATAGTCATAATATAAGTCACATGCAAAAGTTACTATTTCATTTACAACTTGATCTGGAGTTAATTTTTCTCTTAATTCATCTATAGTTAATGGATTTTCATTTTTATCTTCATCAAGTCTTTTTGATATACAAGAGCATACCATAACTTTTAAAGCATTATTATATACATTTTGACCGTACATAACTCCATTTATTACAGTACCAAAGTTATCAAATCTTTCATCTATATCAAATATAGTCTTATTTGTCATTTCAAAAGCTAAGTTTTCATTACCTATTTTAAATTTTCTTTTCATTTAACTTCACTCCCTATTATTTTTATTAATGTTCAGAACTAACTTCATCTGTTTTTTCTTCAGGTATAGTAACTTGTTTAAAGAAATTCTTTAAAAACTCTGGAGTTACATTAGGAGAATCACTGCATACATTGTATTGCCATAATCCATTTATTAAAGGTCTAAAGCTCGCCTCTATTTTCTTAGCTTGGAAGTTTGCTTTACCTTCTTTAGCTTTTAAATCTTCATCGGATAATCCAAATGTTCCAGCATATAATATCCCATATTTATCTATTCCTTGAGCCTTCTCTGCTTTATATAAAATAGCAAGTGTTGGAGCTATATCATTATCATTTTTTATTACTCCGCCTGTTTTAGCTAACTTGTGCCCCATAACGTAACATTCATCTTCATCTTGTAAATCTGTTATATTTAAAGTTACCTTTACATCTTGCAATGTTTGTTCCTCTAAAACTTTTCTTCCTTCATGGTAGTATGGGTCACTATTTTGTTTTGGTTTTATTCCTATTTGTTTAACCCCTTCTAAGTATCGAGGGGCATCAAAAGTTATATTTCCATCAGTTTCAGTTGTTAAATGAGCTACATATAATTTACTTACGTTTACGGTTGGTAATATTTTTTGTGGTGCTGACATTCTTCTTCATCCCTTTCTTTTATAAATAAAAAAACTAGCTTAGATTAGCTAGTTGGTAAATCAATATTAAACCTCAAAGGTTTATGTTTTAATCCTGTTTTTTTTTCAAATAAATCTGGACTACCTGCATTATATTCAAATCCAGCTTTAATAAATTTATTAATTATAATTGTTTCTAAGTTTGTATAATCTCCTAAACTAAAAATATCAATTTGGACTAAGTGATTTAAATAATCTATATTACCCTCACTATATTCACTTCCTCTAGATCTAATAACTTGATACTCTATATATGGAGGTTTAGGATTATTAGCATGGATAAAATATACTTTTTTATCATTTGTTAAATCTAATATATCTTTATCATTTAAAACTTCTTTTAATTTCTTTTTTATAATAGAGGCATCTATTTTTATATTACTTTCCAAAATATCACCCCATTTTTCTAAATATCGTTTGAGCTACCTTTGAAATAGCTTCCTCAGTATTTTCTTCAACACTTCTTTCAAAGTATCCTACATGAGCCTTTTGTTCACTTGTACCATACTCTTGAAATATGTCATAGAAGGCTTTACTTTTTGCAGTTCCTTCTGTTGCTAAAGCATTTTCTTTAACAGATACTTTAATCTCAGCAAGTTCTCCTGTTGGTCCTTTTGGAGTATCATTTTCTAATCCTTTTCCAATTACTTTTATACCTGATCTTACTGCTTGCCTTTTTATAACTGTATCTAAAGCCATATTTTTTACATATTCCTCAAACTCTTCAAATCCCTCAAGTTCTATAGTACTTGACATATTAACACCTCTTTAAAATAAAAATAGAGAGTAAAATTACTCTCTATTTTACAGGAACTTCAAATTCTAATTTCTGTCCGTATTGTGTACTTTCGAAGATTATTTTAACTTTATCACTTTTATTTGATAATCCATAATAGGCATCTACTGTACAGTTCGCACCTTTTGGAAGTTCTTTTGGCTTTCTTTTTGGAAACATTGAACTTCCATCAGCTGTTGAATTTTTTGAATCTAATACAGTTAATTCTTGTCCATGTATATACAAATCTTTATCTTTTTTATTTAAATTTTCATATGTATATGTAACCTCAATTATTTCTTTTGGATTATTAAAATCTTCTTTGTATTCAAAATCATCAACCTTTTTTACTGAATCAATAGTTAATGAATACATATCTGTACCATTTTCATCCTTAACTATTGCTTTTTCTCCTTGCTTATATACTTTGGCTTCCTCTTTTTTATTAGAGCATCCTACTAAAGCTATAACTGATATAACTGTTAAAGCTAAAATAAATATTTTTTTCATGTCATAACACCTCCAAGCTACATTATAACTTAAAAGGAATTATTTGGAAATCTAACAATTTATTTTAGCTTTAAGATCTACAAACTCATGTCTATTTTCAAAGTCTAAAACATCTAAAATATCATAATAAAAACCTTTATATTCTATTCTAAATATTTTACTTGCTCCTGGATCTAGTAACTCTTTTACCTTATTACAGTATCTAACTGTAAATGTAACTATATTTTCACTATTATTTGCTTTAGCAGCTATATATTCTTTTCCAGATACTCTTTTATAGCCACTCCAACATTTATAATATTCTTTCCAAACTTCTTCATCAAATCCATTTTCATTAGTCTCATTTGAATCTGATAATTTTTCTATTTTTATTCTTTCTGTTAATCTACATTTAGCCATTTAATCACCATATTTTAATTGAGTCATAATAGATTGTAAGGTAAATCTTACTTTACTACTTGTCTTTTTATCTTCCATAAATTCTCTATGTTCATACCAATCTTTAGCTAATACCTTACAATATCTTTTAGCTCTTTTATTTGTGCTATCAAACTCTTTTCCTGTAGCCTCTTTAAGATATTCTTCAGCTGCATCTATACAGTCTTGAATATCTTCATCTTCATCTTCAAAATCTACTTTAAAGTATTTTTTTGCTTCTTCTAAAGTTAGAATCATTTAATCCCTCATTTCTAAAAAACAGTCAAAAAAACGACCTATTTAAATCGATTCTAAGGTGTTTCAAAAACTTTAATAGACTAATAATACCTTGTAATTTCAACGTATTATTAGTCTTAAATTTATTTTTATGCCTCAACTGAAGCTATAGGAATTTCTATATGTAATAATGCTTCTGAGTCTTTAACATCTCCATCCATCCACATTATAATTCTAGCTTTTGTTGTATTTGTTTCAAAAGCTCCTGCACCTATATTAGTAGTAGCAAGTTCATACTTACCATTTGAAACATATTTATAAGCTTCTTTTAAATCTCCTAATAAAACTGGAATAGCAGTTTTAGTTGTTAGTAATAAATCATTTGGAAGTTCCTTAACTGGTAAACCTAAAAATTTATATTGTGTTGAGTCTTTTGGATCTATTTGTAAGTATGGTCTTCCTGTTTTATCTTCTAAACTATCTAAATAGTTAAATCCATCTTGATTAACAATCCATTGAGAAGTTGTTTTAAATACATTTAATAAATCTACATTTTTACATTTTTTAAATTCTTTTAATCCTGGTGATTTTGGTAAAGTTACCTTTTTAAACTTATTAGAACTTATTATCCCTTGAGCATGTTCATCTCCACCATCTCCATATAATATTTCAACGTTTCTAGTTATTCTTACTTTATCTACAAACCAATTTATTATAAAGTTTTCTAAGCTCTTATCAGCAAATTTTAATAAATCATTTGGTATAGACATAAAGTCTGCAAGGTCTTTTAATTTAAATATATAAGTCTCTAACTTTGCATTATCTCCATTAGAAAGATTAACTAAATTAGCATTTTCAGATAATGGCTTCATTGGCTTTTGTTTACTTCTTTTCTCATAAGTTCTTTTACCACTTCTAGTATATACAGTTTCATAATCTACTAAATTATATAAGTCTGTTGTATCTTTTAATCTTGTATTTATTTTAGTTTGTATATCTTGTGGAACTGCATATCCACCATCTTCATCTATATTTTCAGATATAGCATTAATTTCTTTTTCTGTTAAGTTTAATCCTTTTTGATTCTTTTGTCTAAGTAAATTATCAGCTATAGCTTTAGTAAATAAAGATCCATTGTAAACAACTTCCCCATCTGTATTATTTATATTATTTATAGGAGTTTTTTCTCCTTCATTAAAGCTATTATCTATATTATCTTTTATTTTCTGTGCTTCAATCTTTGCTTGAAGTACATCTATTTCAGCAGATGCATTTTTTAACTCCTCTGCTGTTACATCACTTTTATTTAATAAATTTGTTAAGTCCTTATTTTTACTATCTAATTGGTTTAATAATTCTCTTAATTCTTTTGACATATTATAACACCCTTTCTTTTTGACATAATAAAAAGCTAGACACATACTTATTTTTAAATGCTAGCTTTTCTTTTAATTTATTTATTTCTTTTTCTTTTGAATTTTCATCTACTGTATTTGTATTTTTTTTAGGATTTAAGTTAATTTCATCCTTCATATTCCTTATCTTTTCAATAACATCTGGTGGTAACATACCTGATTCATTTGTATTATTGAATAATCTATTGCTTGTATCAAACATTATTTCATCTACAAACCCCAGTTCTTTAGCTTTTTGAGCATTCATAAAGGTTTCTTTGTTCATTAAGTCTAAAAGTTTTTCTTCACTTAATCCTGTTTTAAGAACATAAGCATTTGAAATTGCTTTATTGCATTCTTTTAGTATTTCTGACCCATGTTCCATAGCTCTATGGTCACCTTGAATTACACCAGAAGCATTGTGTATCATAAATCTTCCTGTTGGAGAAATTTTTAATACATCAACTCCCATAGCTGCAACACTTGCTGCACTTGCTGCCATTCCAACTATTTTTCCTGTGGTGTTTCCTTTATAGTCTTTTAATAAAGAATATATTTCAGAACCTTCATCAACATATCCTCCTGGACTATTTATTATAACTTCTAGTTCTTCACCATTTGCATTATCTATTGCCTTTTCAATATCTTTTGCACATGTGGCTTCTATTCCGAACCAGTCATAAATCCATTTTTCATCACTTGATATTATTGGTCCTTTTATATTTACCTTCGCCATTATTTATCACCACCTTTCTTATATTGTTCTCCTGCCATTTCTATAGGCATCATATTACCATTGACTAATAATCTATCTCCTCCTGGTAAAGCTTCTTTTTCCTCTAATTCTCTAGCCTCATTAGCAGTTATAAATCCGCCTTGTACTCCTATTCTATAACTTTCATATCTTGTTTTAATGTCAGCTCTTAAAATAGAATCTACATTAAATTTCACATAGAATCCATTAAGAATTTCTGAGTTTAAAAATAGCTTGTACACTAATTCCTGTTCATACATAGTAAGAATAGATTGTAATGTATCAATATAAAATTCTCTTTGTTGCTCTGCTATATTTGAATGAGTTGCTCTATCTAAATCATTTAATTGGTGCATCTTAACCCCAAATGCAGAAGCTATCTGTCTTATAGTTAGTTGAGTATTTTCTAAAAATTGTGCATCAACTAACTTTTGACCAATAGGTTGAAATTGATAGCCTATAGGTAACATAGCTATTCTATGTGCATTTTTTAACCCACTAGACATCCTTTCAAATTCAGTCCTAAAAGTTTCCTCTGCTTGAGGGTTTAAATCTCCTACATACTGAACTAATCCTTTAACTTGAAGTCCATTCTTGAAAAAGTTATTTATATATTTTTCAGAACTCTTACCATTTTCTATAAGATGTTTCAATTCATCTATAACACTTAGTCCTGATAATCCATTTAGCGTTAATCCTTTAAAATGAAGTATTTCATCATTCATAAATTTATGTCTATTACCTAAATTATCAGTGTATATATACCAAATTTTATTATTGGAATTTAATAATCCAACATCATCAACGTAAATCTTCATATTAGAACTATCTAATGGATATAATCCTTTTATTTTCCCATTTGAATTAAAATCAATTGCAACATAAGAGTTTCCATCAATATTTCTTTGCAATTCAACACATTTCCAAAAATCACTAGCACTCATATATGGATTAGGTCTTAGTTTTAATAATGGTTCTAAATAATGGTTAGTTAGTTTCTTAACTCCATTATCTTTTTTATATAATTTTATAGGTAATTTACTAACAGTATCGGATAATACTCTTAAACATCCAAATACTGTAGCTTGTTTTAAACTATTTGAACCACTTACATTTACATCATCTGGATTTATTCCAAGCCATTTTAATAGTTCTTTATCATTTATATCTATTTCTGTTGTTAAGTTTTTAATTTTTCTACTAAAAAGCATTTAATTCTCACCTCCTTGTTAAAGGATTTTTAGCGAAGTAAATGCCTAAAATAATTAAAATAATAGCTAAAACATACAACCCAATATACAAATCAAGTTTTAATGTGGTTAAAGCTATTATTATTAATCCTAGAAAAATTAAAATATCTTCTATATAATTACAGAAAATCTTTTTAATTTTTTTCATTTCATCAACCCCATAATTTATTTAAGAAATTCTTATCTGAGTATTTACTTATATCTAATAATTTTTCCTCTTTAAATGCTAGCTTATATGCATCTATAATAGCATCTATTGGGTCTATTCTTTTGTTTCTTCTATCTTTATCTATCTTGATTTCTCCATTTGGATTAGAGACTGTTTTTGCATTTACAGCGGACCATGAAAGTAATTCATTTTCTTTATTGTACTCAATATTTTTTGCTCTTACTTCAAGCTCAAAATCTTCAGTAGCATCATTAAGCCATTTATGAGTTTGATAAATTTCTATACAATCGCACCCTAATTCTTCTAAATCACTTAGAAAGGCATCCGCATTATGCGGATCATAGCCTACTTGTTCAATTTTAAATTCATACTTTTCAATAAGATTCTTTAAATATCTAATTATATATTTATAATCAGTTTTAATCCCACCTAAAGTCTCTGTAACTGTTAACAATCCATCTTTAATCCATAAATTGTATGGAGCATCATCACTTTTTATATGTTCTTCTACTTTCATTTTTGGTATAAAACTATGAGAATGAATATAGTACTTTTTAACTCCGTCAACATAGTATACAAATACCAATGCAAGTGAAGTTAAGTCTCCTCCAGAACTTAAATCTAATCCTACGTAACATTTTTGTCCTCTAAAATCTTCTAAAGTTCTTTCACTTTCACATTCCTTCCAAAACTTAGGTTTTATATATTGATCATCTGTAAATTGAATCCATATATTTAATGCTTTTGTTAAGAAGTCTCTTAAATCATCTCCGCCCATATCCCTTGCAGAGTCCCCTACTTTTTTTAAGTTTTCAAGGTCTTCTGCATCTTTACATACTAACGGATTTGCCTTTATCCAGTTTTTAAAGTCCCAAATGTCATCGTCTTCATTCATCTCAGCTATATACACAAACTGAGCATCATTGGTAAATACATTTTCTAAGATGTTTTTACAGTATTCATATAGTTTAAAACAAGGGCAGTTTAATTCAAATCCCGCCGTAGTTATTACTGAAATTAAACACTGTTTCATTTTTCTTGTACCGCCCTCAAGCAACTTATACATTTGATTGTTCTTATGGGCGTGATATTCATCGACTATACCAAGTAACGGTCTAAAACCATCTATTGATTTTGTATCTCTTCCTAATGCTCTTATTATAGAGTTAGTATTTAAAGCTATTATTGTATTGTCGTGTTCTTTAACCTTAAAAAACTCTGATAAATCTTCATCAGAGTTAATAAACTTAATCATTTCATTTAATACTATCTTAGCTTGGTCTGATTTAGTGGCCGTACAATATAGTTGTCCATATTTATAACCACTAAAAGCTCCATAATATGTACCTAAAATACCATTTAAAAATGATTTTCCATTTTGTCTACCTAACTGAACATAAGATGATCTAAATCTTCTATATCCATTGTCTTTTGTAACCCATCCATTTAAGCAACCTAATATAAATACTTGAAATCCTTCTAAATTTACAGGAATTTCTTCCTCACCTTCTGCTATTGTAAGTGTTTCTGCAAAATCTAAAATGTCATTTGCTTTTTCTATATCAAACTCATACTTATATGGAGCTAACTTTGATTTTTCTAAATCATCTAAATGCCTTTTACATGCTAAAATTGCATATCTTCCAGCTACAATCCTACCTTCTACTACGTCTACGGCATATTGAGTAACCCTATCTAAATTCACATAGAATCACCCCCTATTTTGCAAACTTAGAAAATTTATTTTTCTTTTCTTTTTCAGTTGGTTTAGGTAGAACTAATCTGCACCTACTAGATATAGTTAATCCCATATCTGAAGCAAATCCTCTACATTGTTTTATACATCTATCTTTTTCAATAGCTATTTTATTATAATCTTCGTAATTTTTACGAGGATTTAATTGCTTTAATTCTGCTGAGTTTTTATTATATTCAGTCAGCGATTCTACATACATAGCTAATATTTCACAATCTACATTACCCATTATGCCTATATCTATTAGTTCTTTTGATATCTTTTTAAACTGTTTTTTCTCTTCTTTTGTTAAGTGAGTAGGAGGTTTTATTTTATCTGAATTTGCTTTTACTTCTGTACTTTTTCTTTGCTCAATCTCAGCTTTTGTAAGGTGTTTCTTACCATTTGCTACTACTAATTCAATTGGTTGTTTTTTACCTGCCACCTTATTTTCCCTCCTATCATCTTAAAATTTTCCAGTGGGGAGTTTCCGCGGAAAAAAACTGCAACCGTGGACTTACGTCAAAAGCTAAAAACTTTTTGACTACCCCCCTACCCTTTAATAATTTTCTTTTATCAATTCTTTTAGTTCATTTTGCATCTTAGTTTTAGTTGTTTCTCCTTTATCGTACATTCTATGTACCTTCTTATGACACCTATCTCATAAGCATATAAGGTTATGCATATTCAATCTCTTGCTCCAGCAATCTTTTAAAGTCTCTATATGATGTACTACATCACTTAACTTATCATCACATAGTTTACATATTCCATCATCTCTTTGTCTTACAGAGTCTCTAGTAAACTTCCATTCTTTATTGCAATAAAATTTCTGTTCTTTAAAATCTACTCTTCGCTTTCTATAATCCTTATATACTTTCTTTTGTCTATTGTTAAACTTAGATTCACATTCAGAACACATATAAATATCTTGGGGAATAATCTTCCCACATCTGCAAAACTTTTTAAGCATTTTCCATCCTTTTATTTTTATATAAATTTGGTGCTATCTATTCCATTTACTAAAATAAAAAATACTAAGATTTAACAATCTTAGTATTTTTTACTCCTAATCTACAACACAAATCTCATAGAATGATTGGCCCATATCCGTTACTCTAATAGATTTATGATGTCGATCTATTTCAAACCCTGGATGTTTACTACAAGCTTCTTCTAATACTTTATAGTAGTCACTTTTATATACATCTTCATATACTTCTTCCTTAATATATGATACACCTGATGGAACTTCAATTAAATTTAATCTTTTTAGGTTTTCAATTGATATAGAAACTAATTTTGGATCTGCTATATCAATATTAGTGAAATTCGATTGTATTCTACCGCTAATTGCTCCTGTAACAGTATTAAATATATTAATGTCTATAAGTGGATTAACTTTATTGTTACATATAATACTTAATACTTTCGCATCTAATGGTGAAAGTTGCTTTATTATTTCAACAAATGCTGGATGTATAGAATCTTTTGTATCCATATTCATTGATTTTGAAAGTAAATTAGCATAAAGATTTCTTAAGTCTTCATTATCCATCGAGTAAGATATAGCTTGCAAAGCAGGTACAGCAATGTGTGTTTCTGGCTGAACAATTTTATTAGGGTCAATTGACTCTAGCTTTTGAGAAAGTAGTTTTTCAGTTTCTGATAAATTATATTCTTTTTGTAATATCCATTTTCTCACAGGCACTAATGCTGCATTTACACTCATTGGTATTACAGCTATTGCTTTTCCAGCTTCTTTAGCTGCAGGTTGTATAACATCGTCATATAGCTTTGGAGCTACTTCAAGTGTTTTTCCTGCTGCTTCTAAGATTTTGTCAACTCCACTATTAATTTAAACCACACTCCTTTAATTTATATATATATATTATACAATTATTTCCTTTAAGTTTTAAATATTTATATACAAAAAAGACTAGATACATATCTAGTCTTTGATAGATAAGAAATAAGCATTACCCTACTTATAACTTACTCATTCCTCTTTTTTTCGTAAAGTCCATATTAGCAAGTTACTGGAGTCGCACCAATAAATACTCTTACTTGCATATTAAATCATGATTCGAGGGATTCCTGACTTAAAAATTACATTGTGAATTAATACAATTTTTCCATACTATCATTTTACTATTTTAAAATCCCTATTGAAACCCTCACTTTTCCCACGCTATTCCCACGCTCTTAGTGCATCTATTCCCCAAAGCAATATGCTTAACTCTTTTACTACCATGTCACTCCATCTCTTTGGCATGTTCTTACTACAATTTAATTCTTCTTGTATTTCTTCATTTGTCTTTTCTTCTATAAAAAATAATTCAAAGGCTCTATATTTTTCATATTCTTTGTTCATTCTAAATTTAGTTTCTAAGTAATCTAAGCTATCTTCTATGTATTTTAAAATTTGAACTGTTCTTGCTTTACTTCTAGCTATACTTTCTAACCACATAAATTCAACCTTCATGTATGGATCTTCTTCATCTAGAGATTCAAATTTGATTTTTATCTGTTCTCCATCACCCTTCATATGTTCTTTTAAAACATTATAGTTTTTCATTAACATCTTTGTATTGTGAAACCTTCTGTCTTTACCTTTATTAGCTATTTCAAATAAAGCTTCTTTAGCTACTTTCTTTGCCATATTTTTTATTAAATTTTCATCAGTTACTTGTCTTAATGCATTCTTTATTACATCCTCTGCTAATTCTTTAGCTCTATTTTCCATGTTTATTCGTTGTGCTTCGCTATTCATGCTTTCACCTCTATACAATTGATATATACTTTATTATTGTGTCTTTAGCTTCTTCAAATCCATTGCATACTACTGCTTTATATCCTTGCTCCGTTAAATCATTTATCCATTCTTTCTGCTCTTTACTTGTCCTTCCATTCCCAAATTTCATTTCTATATATAATCCATGATATATTCCCCTTGAAACAGGTAAACATAAATCTGGAACTCCTTTTTTAACCCCACCTCGCTTTAATCTCCCAGCTTCTAATTTATTTCTTTTTCCTCCGTTTGGGATGTGGTATATCAATTTTAACTCAGGATATTTACAAATATTTATATTACACCAATCTATTAATGTCATTTGTTCCGTTTCTTCGCTTCTTTTCATATATTTATACATTATCTATTTATCCTCTTCTTCATTTCCTTTTTATCTATTACAACTAGATCCTCTTTATATTTACACATAGGGCATATAAATTTTTGATTTTTCTCATCTATTTCAAAAAATGTATTACATTCTCTACATTCTATATAAATCTTTTTCATAGTAAATCTAACCTTTACTGTTTCTAAATTCATTTTTATCTAACCTTATCTAAAAGAATTCTATATCTACTGGGTAATGTATTATTTTAATTACTCTTCATTTTTATTTAAATGCTTTATATTGTTAATTCTTCTAAGTTTTCTATTATGTAATCTTTTATTAAACGTTCATCAATTATAGTCATTCTTGGTATATATATACTTAATTTTTTAAACATACATAAATCAAATTTAACCACTAATCCTTTTTTATCTTTAGTTGTTTCTATATCATTTTCGTAATAACGATTATAGTCTAACTTTACTTCTAATATATCTATTAGGTTGTACAGTTTTTTTCTTTTTTCATTACTTATTCTCATTGCTATAACCTCCTAATTACTTTTATTTTTTCTAAATGCTTGTCTTTCTGCTCTAGCTTTCCCAGCATGATATTTGCCACAATATTTAGTAGTTGGTTGAGTTGTTTTAAACTCTTTACCACAATACTCACACTTCTTTATGTACATTTAAGACATCTCCCTTTTATACTCAATTTTATATCTCTTTCTAAATAATCTTTTAGCTGCTATAGCTTCGTTAATATTATGTCTTTTAGCTCCTAAATACTCACATGCCTTATTAATACTTTTAAATTCCATTGTTTCATTTTTTAATGTATCTTTAACTATTAAAGGCTTTCTTTCAACTTTTCTTATAGGCTCTAAAGATTGTATTCTATATCTCTTTCTAAACAGTCTATTATATTTTATATACGTTGTTATATCTGCCCTTCTCATATTTAAAAATTTACAGCAATCACTTAAGTTATCAAATTCAATTTCCTTACTTTCAACTTCATCTAAAACTTTTACTTTATAGTTATGTTTTTGATTAGTTCTTTTGTATTCTCTAGTTTCAGAATCCTTGATGTTTTCAAGTACTATATGTTTTATAGCTTTTCCTATAGTTAATTTAGGGTTTAATATACAAGCTAATAAAGCCATATAATTTTCTGTATAATCAAAATCATAAGTATTAGAATAGTTCACCCTCTTCACCTCTTATTTTTACTTTCTTTCTAATTCCATAGTTTCAGCTTCTTTTAATGTAAAATCATTCCCACATTCACATTTAAAAGTGGAATTGTATTCAAATTCTATATCTCTTTCAAAACTATCTGCTTGCTTACAATAAGGACATACAATAACATGAATAGACATTATACTCATCTCCTTCTTTCAGCTATATAAGCTAATATTTCAATTCCTCCAAATATAAAAATTAAATAATATATAAAAATATATAAATCTTTCATCTTTCGGTTTATCCTTAATTCATAACTGGTTTTGATTTAAAAAATACTTGTTGAGCTTCTTTCCAAACTAATCTAAGTTCAGGATCTTCTCTTTCTACAAGTTGTTTCATATCTAACCCTTTAACTTTGCATATCTCTTTTACTAAATACTCTAGTTTTATAGCACTTTCTGTTATATTCATTGTTTACTCAATCCTTTTTTAAATTTATTTATTTTCCTTAAAATATTCCTTAGCTTTTTCTTTTGAATACAAGAAAACACAGTTTGAATACCCTTTTAATAGAGTTCTAGTGGAACAAGATTCTTTGTCACAAATATTTTTATGGGTGCATACTTTTCCATCTATAGCAAATAAACAGTTTGTATTTTTATCTTTTGCTATTCCCATATCTACCACCTCATTCTTTATACTTTCTCATTCTTGCATATATGTAAGGCTTTCCATTATGTTCATTTAAATAAATCTCATGGTCTATAAATACATATCCTGGATTCGCCTTTTCCATTTCTTCTTTTACTAAATCTCTAAATCTAACCATATTATTTATTTTCTTCTTACTAAACTTTGATTGATTTCTAGTTATACGTGGATCTTTTAGATTTTTGCTACTACACCATCTCTTTTTTCCTTTAGGGTCTTTACACAAATAAGTTGCAACCCCAGTTAACCAAAGTTCATCTGTATCTAACCTACGTATATTATTTCTTCTTCCAAGCTTCCATGAGCCTTCTATATCTTCCATAGATAGTATTGAGTTCATTATTACATGGTGATGGCATCTAATCCCTTTAGGACCTTCTAAATGCTCTGTAACATATACGTATTTAAGTTCCACGTCCAACTCTTTTTTCTTAATTAATCTTTTTAATCTTCTTATAAAGTTTTGCATATCTTTTTTAGCTTCTACATGATCCTTTGGTAAGTTTTCATTTGAATATGTAAATGTTATAAAAAAATCTCCATTTTTAAAGTTAGTATTAATTTTTCTTATGAAATTCTTTTGTGCATTTTTATTATTAAGATTTTTTTGAGTTTGTTTATTTTTTTCTATTTTCCATTCCTTTGGCATCTCAGATTTAAGATACATAGGATATGTTTCAACTTCTCTAATTAATCCACTATCTATAGTCTTTGTTACATAAGAGCATTTTGTTCTAACATCTATAATTTTATTTATTTCATCTTCATCGATATCAGATTCTAAAACTCTTGTATGTAGTCTTTCATAATCACACTCTATAAATTTCTTTCTTTGTTTTTCCTTCATGCTATTTCACCTATTGCTTTTACTTTTATATTTAATAAATAATACTTATGGTTGATTTGTTAATACTTATTACAAGTTCCAATAAAGCCTCCCCAGGCTTTATTTTTAATTAAGCTCTTTTGCATCTCCTATTTTCCATTTCTATTCTCGCTCTTGTATCTACAGTTGCACTTATATATGCAATAACAGAACTTTTATCTTTTTCATTAACAAACTCTAAATTCTTAAAAATGTCTCTTAATATTTTTTCTTTTTCTTCTAATGACATATAATTCATCTCCTCTTTTGTTTGTTAATGTCATTTTAACTCTTTTAAAAAGCAAAATCAAGCTTTTTTTGTCATCTAATGTCTTTTTATGTTTATTATTGTTTTTTACAAGCATTTAGTGTATATTTATGTATGAGGTGATTTTCTTGAAAGAAAGATTAAGAGACTTAAGAACCAAACACTTAAAATTAACACAACAGGAATTTGCTGATTCTATAAAATTGAGTAGGTCCAACGTCGGAAATATTGAATCTGGTATAGTCCAATTAACTCAAAGAAACATAGATGCTATTTGTGAAAAATTTAATGTCAATGAAGTTTGGTTAAAAACTGGAGAAGGAGAAGTATTTTTAAATTTATCTCCAGAGGAAGAATTTGATATGCTTGTTGGTAGATTATACGCAGATGATGATTCTTTCAAAAAAAATATAATAAGAGCTATGTTAAAACTGAATGATGAAGATTGGCTTGTTGTGAAGAAATTTACAGAAGAACTTAAAAAAGGCATGTAACTTACATGTCTTTTTTAAATTCTTCTATCTAAAAAATATTTAATGATATTAGTTAAATGATTTATAAATTTTTTGTCATCTAAGATATCTATCATCTGTTTTAATTCAATTCTTATCTGCACTAATTCTATATTATTTTTTTCATTCATTATTTTACACTCCTCAACAATTACTTTTTGTATGATACTTAATAACTCTCATATTCTCTTTAAAGTGCTACTTAATTGATGTTAATATCTTGTTTTGATTTTTATTTAAATTTACCATTTTAAAATATCATCTCCTAAACACACTGGAAATACTAGTGTTCGATTATTCATTAGAACATATGTTCCTTATAATTACAGGAAAATATTAACATAAATTTAACACATTGTCAAACATGTGTTCTGATTTTTCATATAAAAAAACTAGAGTTTTAACTCTAGTTCTCAGTATATTTTATTTTATCATTATCTATTTGACCCATTTTAATAGTTTTACTTATCATTCCATCTTTATCTATTTTCCCTTTGATAAACATATTATCATTATTAAACATTATTCCTTCACCATTTCCTAAATCAACTGTTATATATTTATAATCATTATTTTTTACGACATCATTATAAAATTGAATCAGGCTTTTATCAGTAATATCTTTTTCATTACTTTCAACAACTAATCTAGTTCCTATTTCTTCTCCTAATCCATTTTTAACACTTTCTTCGTGAGTTTTACCAAGTACACTTTTACTTCCACATCCAACTACAAACAACATTGAACATGCTATTAATGATACTAAGATTATTATTTTCTTCATTTAAGTAACTCCCTTTTTTGCTTTTATTATATTACTTATCTTTTTGACATTCAAGAAATCTTAAATTGTTATAAAATACAGAATGTTATTCTTTAATAGTATATATATGTATTTAATAGTATTTAATAGTATTTAGGGATGCATAGAGACATTGAAAATACTAAGGTGTAGACACTTAAAGGTAACAATTTGATACTTAAAGGTAACAATTTGATACTTAAAGGTAACAATTTGATACTCTAAAGGTAACAATTTGATACTTAAAGGTAACAATTTGATACTTAAAAGGGTAACATTAATAAAAAAGTGTTGCCTTTGATTTATATTTTAGCTATAATTGTCATAAAGAGAAAAAAGGTCCTAATATCTGGAAGTCTTTTAAATACTATTATAAGTATTAAATTGTTACCTTTTAGATAGATTAAATAAAAGATTTATTTTAAAGGTAACAATTTGATACTCTAAAAAGGGGAAATTTTATGAGTGAAATTATAATTAATGATAGTTGTATAGATTTATTAATGCAATCTAAACAACTTGTACATACATCTTATGAAGTAACAGCAATTCAAAATAGGATATTTTACTATTGTTTGTTAACAGCTCAGAAAGAAAAAAATGGAGAGTTGAGTTGTACGGTAAAATTAGAAGACATAAAAAAACTTATTCCAAATAAGAATCAAAGAACACTTGCAAATATAAAAAAAACTATACAAATTTTAAAACAAACATCATTAGAATTTGAGAAAAGAGAAGATGGAGATACTATAGAGTGTGATTATAACTTAATTGCAGGAAGTGAGTATAATGTAAATAAAGAAACATTTAAAATAAAGCTTGCAGATAGGCTATATAGACATTTAATTGACTATACTGTATATGCTCCTTTAAATTTAGAAATTTTAACTAAATTCAAAAGTTTTTATGCTCAGAGATTATATGAGCTATTAAGACTTTGGAGCAGAACGGATACACCAATAATCAAGAGTTTTAAAATAGAGCAGTTAAGATTTGTTTTAGGGGTAGAGAATAAATATCCGGCATATAAAAACTTTAAGCAAAGAGTTTTGAACCAAGCTGTTAAAGAAATAAATCAAGTCGGTAATATGAAAGTAGATATTGAAGAAGTAAAAAGTGGTAGAAGAGTAGATGAGATTAAATTTATAATATTTGATTATGAGAAAAAAGTTTATTTTAAAAAGAATGTTCAAAGTTCTATAGTTAGTAATGATGATCTTAAAGGAATAAAAGAAATAGAACCTGTAAATAAAAATGAAAAAGAAGAAATAAAGGATTTCTATATTCCAAATAAAAAATTATTTACAGCTAAAACATTAGATAGCTTTAAAAAAGATTTCTCAAATTATGATTTTAAAGATAGTACATATAAAAAATTATTACAAGAAGCAATTTTAGTAACTTTAGAAAAAGATGATGAAGAAAAAATTAAAGTTAAATCTTATAACTATTTTAAAAAGACTTTAGAAAATAAAATAAATGATATTCAAAATAAAAAAGATAAACCTAAATCAGTAAATACTAGGTTTCATAATATAAATCAAAGCTTTAATAAATATAATGCAGAAGAATTAGAACGAATGTTAATTGAAAGTCAAAAAAGTAAATTTGGAACTTGCTCTACTAATTCAAATGAAGATATCATAGCAGATAATTGGAGCTTAGATGAAAATAAAATAGGTTAAAAAATGCACATTTAATATGTGCTTTTTTATTTGAATAAATTATTTTTAATGTAATAAAACATTATTAATGAATTTAATAAAAATTAAAAATAATTTATTAATAATGTTTATTAAGTTGTTAAAGGAATATCTGTATAAATGTATAATAAGATAATATAAAACTATTTATGATTTAGTATAAATGTAAAAGTAAAGTATAAATAAATTAAAAATAATTTATTTATACTTTGTTTTTAACTTGTAATAAACATTCAATTATATTAAAATGAAAAGTGTTTAAAAATTTAAAAAAAATTAAAGATAATTTATTTATAATTTATTTTTAATTTAAAAATAAATGAGGTGTAAATTATGAAAATATGTTCATTTTTCAATGTTAAAGGTGGAGTTGGAAAAACTACTTTAACAATACTTACTGCAATGAAATTAAGTAAAGAAGGTAAAAAAGTATTGCTTATAGATGCAGATACTCAAGCTAACTTAACACAATTCTTATATAAGGTAGTTCACGAAGATAAAACATTATTTCAAATGCTAACAGAGAACGCAACAGCAGATGAAGTAATATTAGAAAGCATATTAGATCGTTTTGAAAATATAGATTTAATACCATCAGATATAAGTTTAAGCGTATTATCTGAATATCTATCAACTCAAATGGGAAGAGAAAAGGCTGTATGGAGATGGTTTAAAAATAACATAGAAGCAGTAGAAAAATACGATTATATATTTGTAGATTTATCACCAAGCTATGATCTAATAGCTAGAAACTTTATGTTAATTTCAGATAGCATTATAACCCCAATTGAATATCAAGATATTGCTAGTATAAGAGGGTGCGAATTATTCTATCAAAAGTTTAGACAAGACTTAGAGTTCTTAGATATACAAACAAATGTAAAAAGAGCTGTTGTTATAAATTCATATACAAGCAGAAAATTAAGTACTGGAGATTTATTTAATAACTATCTAAATGAGTTTGAAGATATAAAAAGAGATTTATTAGAATCTAAAATTAGCGATACGACTGTCGTAAAGAATGCAATTTTAAATAATATGGATTTAGAAGATTATTGTAGAAAACAAAAGAAGGCTCACAAGGTTAGAGAAGAGTTTAATAATTTAATAAAAGAATTAGAAGAAAAGGAAGTGCTATAAAATGGCTTTAGATGTTTTTAAAGAAGATGTTAAAGAGATAAAAATAAGAAAAAATGACTATCAAACTAAAGTAGATAAAGTTATAGAAAATAATATAAAAGAAGAAGACATATCTATAGGTACTTTAAACTTATTAGAGATGGAAGAAGAAAAGAAGATAGTAAAAACACCTCAGACTATTTATTTAGAAGAAGAAGATCTAAAGTTTTTAAAAGCTATATCATCTATAAAACATACTACTACAGGAAAGACAATTAATAATATTATTAAAGTAGCTATTGAAACTACAAAAGCTAGTTTACCAGCCGATTTTGATGTAGATAAGCAAGCATTAAAATATGATAGAGATAATAAAGTAAAAAAAAATAAAAAATAAATAAAAAATAAAGTAATTAAAATTTATTTTTTATTTTTTTTCAGAATAAATTTAATTAGATCAAAAGTTTAAACTAGTTAATTATTTTACAAAGAATGTTTTTTGACACATATTTATATAAATATGCATATATTATATAAATAGCATATGTTATACAAACAGCATGCTATTTACAGTTATTTTCAATCATGGGTTAAAATAGATAAGGTTAATGCCTTATCTATTTTTTTATTTATTATAAGTTTGATAAATATCCAAAATATTATATTTATTTGTATAAACTTGTTTTTTATGGCAGTACTGAAAATTAAATTTTTAAATAAAACAAAAAGGCTATGAATATATAATCATAGCCTTTTTTTAAAAATAAAATAAATACTTTTAACTTAAAACTATATATTTTATATTAACCTATTAAGGATACAGCATCTGCACAAACAAAGTAGAATTTACCTTCATCTTCATTTCCAAGTACTACTACATTATCTTTATTACCGATTACTTCTACACCTTGAAGTGTTAATGAACTCGCTGTTAATGTAACAGTACCAGTTATATTTGTACCTGCTATTTCTCTTAATATTCCGTCATTACAGCAACAATCTTCACACTTAGGGTTACAATCATCTTTTTTACTGTCATTATCAAGTAAACATCTTAACTGAGATCTAACTGCTTTATAAGGTGAAAATGAAGTTCCTGTTGGATTATTAGTTTGGAAAGCTACAGCTTTTAATTGGCATAGTGATGCTATATCTACATTAGGAAGTGTAGTAAATAAATCTAATAATAAATCTATTATAGGATCTAAAACATCGTCTCCTAACTGTATAAGAGCATTAAGAATATTTATTAGTGGGAATAATAACTCTATATTAAGTGATTCTAAAACATTTACAATAGCAGTTAATATTCCTGTAAGATCATCTATAGGTAGAGGAATTGGATATAATGCTCTACCTTTTATACCTATAGTATCACAGTCGCAACCTGGTAATTTATTTAAAGAAGCATCAAGTGCCGCAGATAAGTTATCTTTTTTTGTAGGAGGTATAAGACTTAAAAGTATTAATGGGCTTCCAACAACGAAGAAATCTGTTATAAAAGCAAAAGCATCAAAATTTACATTTTCTCTTATACCTTCACGACTCAATAATTCTAAAGCTTTTATCATACTAGGCTTACAGCAACATTCTATATTTTCTATATGTTTTTCTGGAGGATAATGTTCATTTATCCCATATCCTTTTCCATATTCACACATGCTTTTTCCTTTTCCTTGTTCACAGCAATTCATATGCATATTATTTCCAATCAATATACTGCACTCCTTTATTTTTAAATATAAGAGAAAAAGATTCTCTTACATTAAGATATCTAAATTGATATAAAAATGTTACAAAAAAGGCTAAAAAACAAACATTTAATTTTAATTACGCTAATTTAAGTATAATTCGTGAAATTAATCTAAAATAAAGACATCAAAAAACAAATTAGGTTAGGATATAATATATGGAGTGGAGCCTTTACTTATAGTGACTAGTCGGTATAAAACTTATACTTTTGTGTCTTTTTTATTTCACTTAAAATATAATTAATGATAGAATATATCTAAAAATATATAAGGGGATTTTTTTATGGATTTATTAAAAATAATTCAAGATATTGTAAATATATCACAAGGTATTAACAATACTAAGTTAACACAAGAAATTATAAATTTGCAACAAAGTGTATTAAAGGTAGTTACAGAAAATGCAGCTCTTGGTAAAGATAATATAAGATTGCAAACCGAAATAGATTTACTAAAAAAAAATGCTGAAATTAAAGAAAAACAGATATATAAGGATGGAGCTTATTGGGTTGATAATGATGGTCCATTTTGTACTAGATGTTTTGATGCTGATTCAAAGCACATAAGAGGAAAAATACATTCTTCTAGAGGTGAATGGTACTGTCCTAATTGCAAAACAACTTGGAAAACTGAAGAACAATTAAAAACTTATAGAAGGAATATAACTCACTTCTAGAAGTGAAGTGTATTAATATAATTAAATTTAGATTGAAATAGGTTAATAAAAAAAGACATAAGAGATACTAAATAGTTCATTTTATGTCTTTTTTTATGTATTAATTTAAATTAATGAGTTTTCTTAATCATTTTTACCATGTTTAGATATTACTTCTATATGATCATTTACTATATTTATCGCAACTAAAGTTCCTATTATTTCACCTTCAAGTTGCTGATTTTTTTGTTTTTTAAACTCATTGCTAAGGTTTTCCTTTCTATTTTCTAGCTCACTTTTTATACTTCTTAATGCTATTAATGTCATATCCATTTTACTTATCTCCTAAATATATTTTCCTTTTATAAATTAATATTATATACTTTAACTTTAAAATAACAATATTATTACATAAATATTTTTTACTATTAAACAAGACATAAAACTATGTGTTTTATGCTTTTAGAGTAAATTTTCATTACTATTTTTATTTTTCAAAAAATTCCATATATTACAAAAAATTTACACAAAAATAGTTTGTTTTAATGTAATATTAAAATACATATTAAAACTAAAGGGGTGTTTTGAATGAGTATTATGAAAAACGTTAGAAAAACTTTTGTTTTAGCATTGGTAGGTATCACGATATCTACACCTATTCTAGGAACTGTATATGCAGCAGAAGAATCAATTAATAGTTCAAATATAGTTCAAAAACAATCAACTACAGATTTAGACGAGGTTTCGAATTACTTTGGTTTGACTTATAAAGAAAAAAGGCAATTAAGCCAAGCTATAAATGATTACAAATTAGAAACTGAAAATACGATACAACCTAGAGGTAAAATAAGTTGGATATCAAAAGCGGTTAGAAAAATATGGAGAAAATTACCCTTTAAAGTACGACAAACTATAACTGCATATGTAGGATTAGAATCGTTTTTAAATGCTATAGATCACTATACAGGAACAGTAGAAAATGTAATATATAAAGCTTGTAAAAAAGTAGGGATGAACAATGATGTTGCTTGGTGGGTAACAAAAACAATTACTTTGTTCATATAGGATAACAATATGATAATAAATATTATTTTAATAATAGTTAGTATAATAAATATAGTTTTAAATTTTGAAGAAAAAAAAGATAATAATACATATGTTGCATATGGATCATTATTAATAATAAATACCTTACTTTTATTTAAAGTAAAAAATATTATATTAAATATAACACTTTTAATATTTATTATAGTGTTTTTAATTACAATAATTAAAGCTTTAATAAATAGAAGAAAGAAATAAGTATAAACATTAACAAATAAAAGGCAAAATTCCTATATATCATACGACGATGAGTAGGAATTTTACCTTTTATTTGTTAATAGTTTTATTAATTTGTCAAAGGAGTTTCACTTATAGTTTCAAATGGTATTTCTGTACCAGCATTAATGACTACATATATTTCAGATAATCCTGCTAAACTTTTAAAACAATCTTCTAATAGTTTGTAAATTAAATCTTTTCCTTCAGTATTTATATGGGTAATAGGAATTTCAAAATTTAAAATATAACATTGTGAATTATAAGTGTTTAACCATGAATTTCCAAGGTATCTATCTTTATTTATATGACTTAAAAATCGATCTATGTTATATAGAATTTCAGGATAATGATGTATAGTTGAATATCTTTTTATGCCATCTATATTAACTTTAGAGAATGCTTCAATTTCACCATTATCAATATATAACTTATTATATATATTATGCATGTTTAAATTATATTCAGGAGGTACATTTTCATAATTTTCTTCACTTCCAAATATATCAAAAGTTTCATCATCTACTATTATTTTTCGGTTTTCTACATCAACCTCAATGTTATAACTAGCTAGAAATCTCCTCATAGGTGTATTTTCAGTTAACATATATCCTAACTCTTTTAACCCATGTTCTCTTATGGAATCTAAATTATCTATAGTTGCTGTTGCGTGCTTTACTTTTAAATAAGCATTATTATAATTGAAGTTTATCATCTCTAAATTAAATCTAGAAATAAAATTTGTGCACTCATTGTTTAAATCACAATTATCAAAGTCTATGTTATGTAAATATTCCCTAACATCCCTTTCTTCTAAATTAAAAAATCTAGACATAGAAACTACTATGCTTTCAGGATCAAATAAATTAAAAATCACTCTACACAAATTAATCACTCCTTTTAAATATATGAAAATAAAATATCCTACATAAATAATAACAAACTTAGATTAATAAAAAAATATATTTTCTATGTAGATCTAACAGAATCCGCTATTTTCTAAAAAATGACCAGTTCAGTTAGATATTAATATTAAGATTTAATAGTTACTTTGTAGGATTAAAAAGTTAAATTTACATTAATAAGCTTTAGAAAATAAGATTTTATAAGTTACATAAAAAATAAAAAGAGTATAATTACTGAAATATAGCAATTTCAATAATTATACTCTTTTTTATATAGTTATTATCTAAATTTAACTTTTAAGGCTAGTTGTTTTTATATAAAAAACTGTACATATAATAGTGTTTTGTATTTCTTGTACAATTTAGTTAGTAATTTAAAGGTCTTTTAAATATGCAATGGAACAGTTAAACCTGTTTGTCAAATTATATGTTAAAAAATATTGGAATCAGCTTGTTAAATTAAAGTCTTTCGAGTTCTTCTTTTAACTTTCTTTTAAGAGATTTTGAAACTGGATATTTATTAATTTTTGTATAAATACTATCTTTAGTTTCACCTCTTTTAAAAAATTCTCGTACTAATGCAGTAAAAATAGCATCAAATCCGTATTCGGCTAATCCTTGCGAAAGAAGAGTAATTACACCTAAAGTTGCAATACCGCCTATTATTCCAAAAGGACCAAGTGCAGCTAATCCAGCAGTTATAGCTGCGGCTCCTGTTAATCCCGTTGTTCCCATTGCAATAACAAGAATTAATGCTGGCATACCTAGTCCAGCTAATTTTGATATTAGTTTATCCATATTAAAATCCTCCACAATACAAATATACATTATTTCCCTTTTAATAATTAGTATATCACAATTTATATATTCTTTTCAAATATACAGTAAAGTAGATGTTTTCGTAGTAAAACTTAATAAACTTATCCATCAAAACATTATTTAAATATATATAGAAAAAAAGTCTTTAGAATGCAGTTATTTGGATTTTAAAGATTTTAACTTTGTTATATGACTTATTATAATAAATGAATTTAATAAGTATCTCAGTCCCAAAACTAAAAATATTTAATGTTTTTAATTATAGGAAATTAATTAGAAAATAATTAGTACATTTATATGTCAGAATAGAGACAATCTAGTTATTTAAAATTGAAATAATTAAGGCATAAAACTTATTATTTTGTGAAATTTAATACAAAATGGCTTATTTTCAACATATATAAATATATATATTGAATTAAGTCAGTATTTTTGTCAGTTAATATGATTTATCAACAGAAAATTAAGGCTTATCCACAGTTAAACTTTAGAAATACTAAATACGATATATTTGATTAAATTTAAGGTAGTGTATAATTATTATATAGAGGAGGACATGACGATGACTAAAACTAAAATTTGTTATAATTGTAAATTAACAAAAAATATAGATGAGTTTGTTACAAGAAATCAAAAAACAAATTCAGAATATGATAAAAAAGTACTATCTTTATGTAAATCTTGTAATGCATATCTAGCTAAACAACATTATTATTCTAAAAAAAATAAAAAGTATTATTTATATAGATTTTTGGGCAAAGAAGATAATATTATTTACATAGGAAAGACTTCTAATTTAGAAAATAGAATTCGTAGACATATTTTGAGAAATGGTGGTTTATCAGAAGAATGCTATAAAAAATTATTTAAAATTCAAGTTTTAGAATTTGAATCTCAGGCACTTAGAGATATAAATGAAATATATTATATAAATATATTTAAACCTCCATATAATAAAGAATTTAACTATAATGAAGCCCCTGTATATATAAAAGGTTTAGGTTATGAAGAATGGATAGATTTAGATATCGAATCGATATATAATTGGACCTATAAAGGTTTAGAGTATCTAGAAAATAAAAATATTGAAGATAATATGAATTTTAACTTAGAACTTAAGATAGATCAATCAAAACTATATGTAGGAAAAGCAATAATATTTATGAGGGAAAGAAATGAAAAATTTTTTATCTATGCAGAGTATTTTGATAGTATCAAAAATAAAAAAAGACAAGTAAAACTATCTGAATTTGATAATAGAAACATCGCCCTTTGTGAGTTAGAAGATATTAAAGCGAAAAAGAAGAATGGTAAATATACTATTTATTTAGGTGGAAATGTTGTTATCTAGGAGTCTAAACAACAAAGAATAATATTATATATAAAATTAAAATAGATATTAAAAAAGACTAATTGAAATACTTTATAGGCGGATTCCAATTAGTCTTTTTTAATAGTTTTAGGTTTTTAAAAATTTGTTATCAATATAATAGTAGGATCTATTTAATTATATCAAAATTTTAAATTTTTAATTATTTTACTTTTAAATAGATATGATTACATATTTCTATGTAATCATACCTATTTAAATTTAAGATTTAATATTATATTAATTCTAAGAATTTAGAACTTACATATCCAAGCCCTTTATTACCTTTAAATCCTTCTATACTTATCCATCCATTTAAGCAATATTGTAAATTAACTATATCACCATTTTGAACTTGTCCTACAACATTATATTGAGTTCCTCTATCATATCGAACATTTAAAACGTCTGCTATAACCCTTGCTTTTCTTCCAGAGTAATCACCATTTTTAAAGCTTCCTCCAGCTGTAGATTCTCCTGTTTCCTTCCAAGGAATATTATTAAACTTACATATTCCTTTTGCTACTGCTTTAGCAAATCTGTCTTTATTGTTCATTATTAAATTATAATCTTCTTCATTAGTTATAAAGCCTAATTCAACTAAACAAGCATCCATAGTAGTTTCTCTTACAACATGTAAATTGCCTTCCTTAACACCTCTATTTTTAGTATAAAGGCCTTCTTTAATAATTTCAGAATGTATAGCATCAGCTAAAGGTCTATATTTAAATTTATAGCAATAAGTTTCTAACCCTTGAGCGTTTGGATTATCCGAACTATTGCAATGTATAGATACAAAAGAATTTACTCCTAAGTTATTAGCTTTATTACTTCTTTCATTTAAAGATACAAATACATCGGTAGTTCTAGTATTTATATTTTTTATATCTTGTGTTTTTAAATAATCATTTATTTTATTTGATACCTCTAAAACTATATCTTTTTCTAAGCATCCATGTAAACCTGGAGCTCCTGAATCATATCCACCATGTCCTGCATCTGTCATATTTGTTTTCATAATAAAATCCTCCTAAAATTTATATTTTTATATTTAAAAAGCCAATAAAAAAAGACTTCAAAGAGTCTAATTCACTACCTTTTATTTAACTTAATTTAAAACTATTTTTAATTTATAAATAATTTATATATAATTTTTGTAAACATTATTTTTAAATTTTATATAAATTATTTATTATCTTTTAACCCTTTACTAGAAGGGTCTACACATACACCAACTAATGCAGCTATAACAGCTACAACAGCAACTGGATTAGCTAATATATCTAATAAGGCATTAGCTAAAAGATTCCAACTAGTTAAAGTTTTAAAATCAACTCCAGCGGAACTAAATATTACTCCGCCTAACCCTAGCCAAAAGTATGGATTTTTTACTCTATTTTTCATATAAAACATCTCCTTTTATTTAAATAAATGATTTTGTATAGCATAAAAAAAGAAACCTATAACACCACTACATATAAAGCCAAAGCCCCATTTTAATGTATTTACAAGTCCCTCTATACTCTTACATAAGTTATCTATCTGTATATCTCTTTTAGCATCACTTTGTTCTAGTTTATCTAATCTCTCTGAATGATTATTTATACGCCTTTCATGTGCTTCTAGCATATGATCTGTTACTTCTATATTCATTATGTCCTCCTAATTTAAGCTATTATTATTAAGGCTCCAGCTACAGATCTATGCCTAACATCTCCATTAGAGTAATTTTTATCTGTTCTATATCCTTTAACTGGAACTCTTGCATTAGCATAGTCTACTTTATCTTGTTCAACATAGACGACCATTCTTTGAATTACCCAAGGTTCAGTCCATTCCCAGCTATCATCCCAAGTATCTGTAAGAACTGCCATTGTTTTAAATGGTTTATTTTTATATCTCTCAGGAAGTTGAACCCAAGTAGAACCGTTTGGATCTCCATTTGCTCGAAATCCTATAACATCTATAATACTTCTATATGGATATGTCTTACCATTTTCTTGATAGCCAAATCCATTTTTATCAATCATACATTTTGTGCCATCTTCAAACTCCATAGCAAGCCTGTCTTTTTGAATACTTAAAGGTGTATATTTTCCTATTGTGAAATTAAACCTATCCATTTTTTGCTCGAAAATAGAAGCAACTTCTTTTCCACCTACCTTTTGACTTATTTCATATGCAGTTTGATTTTTATAAGTTTCAAACTCTCCATTTTTTACTCTTTCCATTATAGCTTTATCAGTTTGTTCTCTATAACTCATAAATTCAGAACTTGAAACTTTTTGTATTAATCTCCCATTTACTTGGAGTATTTCTAATTTATTATTGTTAGTTTCTTGAATAATATTATTATTTGAACTAACTTGACTTGGTTCTGGGTTATTTAATGCGAAACTTGATGCATAAGGTCTTTCTAAATCTAAATCAATTTTTACAATCCTATGCCTATTTTCATACTCTAAAGGCTCACAGAATACGTTAATATTTTGTGATAACTTAAGGTGGTTTAAATCATTATTTAAATAGCTTAAATCTAAAGCATTTATTGCTACTATAGAATTATTTAAATTAATTACTTCAAGCTTCTCTTTAACTTTTCTATCTAAATTTTCTTGTATTGTTACATCGGGCCATTCATGTACTTGTTCTATAACCCCATATTTTTTTATAAGTTCGGGATCTTCTGCCATAGAAGTTATTTTACCTTCTGAGCCTATTCCTATTAGTCTTGTACAAACTGATTTCAATCCATCTTCAACTTGAATATCTTTAAGGTTTAATCCAATATCTATATTAGTTTCATCTGTAACTGGATTATCTTTTAAATAATCTAAATAATATTTCCCATCGGATTCTCTTAAATTTAAAAAACCTCCTTTTCTGTTTACAAGTTTATCGTAAATAGCATTTAAGGAGGTTTCTCTATTAGTCATACAATAGATACTATCAATTAAGGTTACATTACCTAAATAAATTTTCTTTTTATCATCTACTTTACTATTATGATTATCGAGTACTTTTTTTAAAAACTTTTTTGTATCATAGTTAGGCTCTGCATAATCGGGACTATCTGGAGGTACTTCTGCGGGATGTAACTGCCATACTCCAACTGTACTATCAATTAAGTAATTTAATGAGCCTTCACATATTACATCATTATAAAACATACCTTCGCCAGTCATTTGTTTTTTTACATCTAATACTCTACCATCAAATATTTTTTCATCTGTATCGTCATGTAGTCTATATACCTCAATTAAATCTATAAACTTTCTAAGCTTATTAAAAAATTTACTATTTGGTAATAGATTAAAGCTAAGTATAGGAGCTTTATTTTCTTCATAATTAATTTTACAATGAACTCCATCTATAACTTCATCGGAATTTTTAAATCTAATTTCAAACAATTTACATCACCTTACTATTAATAATATTGCTAGGTAGAGATACAACATCAAATGATTCTTTTGTTATTTCTTTAAACTGTTCTTTTGTTATTCTTTCAGCTTCAACAAATAACCTAACATCATCTACTATATATATTTTTGATTCAAAATAGGTTTTTGCTGTTTCAAAATACCAAATATCCATTTTATTTACCTCCCACTTTTAATACTAAATCAGCAACTTCTTTTTCTATGGCTTTAATTTGTATATCTTTTTTTACCAAATTTAAAGTTGTTTGAGCTATATTAGTATTCATTTTTTTCAACTCAATATCTTTTTTTACTGAATTTAAAGTAGCTTGTGCTAAACTTATGTTTAATTTTTTAATTTGTATATCTTTTTCTAAACTTTCTTTTACTAGAAAGGCATTTTGTTTTTCTAATAAATCAATTCGAGTAGGTTTTGGCTTTTCATACTCAAAAGGAATTATTTCAAATATATCTTTATCCTCAATTGTATAAATCTCTTTATGATCTATTGAATCTTTTATTTTAAAACCTTGTGTTATTTGTTGTAAATACCATCTTAATTCACTACTAATACATATATTTGGTTTTGGTATAACATCATTATCTTTACTTTGTTGATAAAAGCCATTAAATTCTCTAGTATCTTCTTTATATGTCATATAAATTTTCATTTTAACACCACCTTTATATTCCTATAGCTATCCATGTTACTGTAGCTGTATAGCCAGTTCGTGGTCGCCCTTGAATATCTCTTACTTCTGCATATCCATTACTTAAAGTTTGTCCTCCGACTATTGCATTTGTTTCATTATACCCCCCATAATCATTTGTTTCTAAGTTCCCAGTACATTTACAAAACTTTGTAAATGCTAAAGGATAATATATTTTAGCAGTACCTATACAAGTATTATCATTAAAGCCTATTTTAGTTGTTCCAAATTGGATAATCATACCCGAAGGTAGTTTTTGAAATCCAGTACCTGTTGAACTATTAAAATCACAAGAAAATTCCCCTATAGTTGGCATATTTGACCATGCCCACCAAGTGCCTTCAAAGTTTTTTATTCTAATGTAAATTTTACCATTAGCACTAGTAAATCTTTGCATTAATTCAGTATCGTTAGTATGAAATACTTCCAATGCACCATATATATTTCCATTGTAAGGAGCATTAGGAAGAGAACTTCCTTCTTTAAAAACATAATATCGGCCCGGCTCTAAAGCTGTATTAAAATCTGTAACACTTCCTACATTTTTTAAATCATATCTTTCATCGTGATTATGAGAGATAAAATCAAAAATAAGCTTTAATAAACTATCATCAACATTTTCAAGTTTTTCAGATATTGACCTAACTGAAGAAATTAAGGAGTTAGGCATATAAGCTTCTACTTCAGGACTTACTGCTCCACCATTTACTAAAAATAAAGTTTTAGGATTAAAAGACCTAGTTGATATATCTAAGCATTCATAAACTTCTTCTTTAATCATCGGACAAACCACGGTATTTGGAGTTCCTTTAAAATAATCTTTAAATGTATTTAAATCTGTAGCTTTAGATTTACTTAAAAATACCCATAAAAAGCCTTCTGATGCATAGATATGCTCTTTATCAAGTACATAGTTTTGTATAGAATTAAGACTATTTGAAGTAACTAAGCCAGGCTTTATATTTGAATTTCTTAAATAACATCTAATTGTATTTCCTAAATCTCCATCAAATACCCAGTTTTCATTTCCGTTTAAAGTAAGTTCCATACATTTTTGATGATAATAAACTTTATTATTATAGCTTTCTATGGTATCTTTTACTAATTTATTTGCACTTCTTAAAATAGGTTTCTTAAATTCTTTAGTTGTAGAATCATAATATAAGATATTGCTTTTACTTCCCTCATACTTTGTATATGGTTGTACAGTATCTCCTATAGTTATATTTAAATTATCTAAATCTTCATTTTTAACAGTTACAGCTATAAATCCTAAATCTGAATTATAAAATGTTCTAGTAAGTGGATTTTTAACATTAAAATAATGATGTCTTATAGGATTTTTATTTTTATCATAAAAACCTAAATAAGCAAATTTATCTCCAGTAACGATACTATTTGTTAATCCACTTATAGTTATTGAAAAATCACCTGTAGGAATTTCTATAAAAGCAACGTTAAAGTCAGTTGGATCATTAGGACTAGATGGAACATACAAAACTCCACTATCTCCTACATATTTTCCATTTATGCATTCATTAGGATTAAACAAATTATTATCTGCTTTAATAGTTGTAATTTCTATATTTTCAACTCCATCACCAACTGATTTAAGACCTTCAAAATACTCAAATTTATAATTCGTTACATCTCCTTCAAAAAACATCATAGCTTTTTTAAATTCAGCTTTAGATGTCTCTGTATTTTCAAATCCATCTGAGTACCCACCAATTATATTTCCTATATACTCATTACTTTTTAACTGTATACATTTAACTTCATTAGAATGTACTTCTATGTTCCTTATCCAATTGGTACTAGCTATATCATAAACTCCATATGTGGCCGTTTTACTTGATTTATTAGCAATTGTAACATCATCAAATCGAATAGCTTTGTTATTAAAATTAGCATATATAGCAGTTTGAGTATTTCCTATTTCTAATGTTTCTCTGCATGACAAATTTACTAAACTTACTCCTGATAATTTTAAATCATCTATAAATCCATTAGAACTAGAATGTACACCTAAAGAATCAATTTTATAATTAGCCCCTGGTTGTCCTTGAGTATTTTTTACATCAGTAATTTCTTGTGCATACTCTTTTTCTAAATTATCATACTTAGATTGAAAACTTTTATGTAAAGCATTTAGATTATTATTTAAGGAGTCTAAACTACTATTGTTGGTATTATATAAATCAGATAATTTTTTATCCCATGTACCATTTTTATCAACTATTTTTTTAAACTCTTCTTTTCGAGTCTCTTCATTTGCAATTCTAATATTTTCACTTGACACTCTTTGTCTTTCAGCTGAATCTATATCACTTTTAAACTGTTCAATATCTTTTACTGTTTTATTAACATGAGCCGTATTATTTTCAACTTCTGCATTAATAACTTCTATCCCTGTTGCAAGACTTTCTCTTACCTCTTTTCCATAGATAGCAGTTCTAATATGATTTGTATATTTTTTTATATCTGTCACTATAACAACTCCTTAATAAATAAAAATTCAATTGTACCAGATCCAGTAACTTTTATATGATTTTCGCCATTTTTTAGTTTTAATTTACGTATATGGTTTGTACCTTTTTTAAGGCTAAATGTTTTATTACGTATGGTTATAGTCATATCTGAACTACATACTATATCTGGAACTATGCTAACCCCTTTATTAATAATTAAAATATCTTTAGAGTTAACAACTTCAAAGAAATTAAATTCTGTAACATCTGTTATAAAATTAAATTCATCCCAAATATCTAGTGCATAACGTTCAAATTTAAAAGGAGCACAATCAAAAATAACCTTAAATTTACCTGTTCGTCTTAAAAAATTTAAATCTGTTGTAGATGCAACTCTAGCTTTAAAATAACCTCTTATATTTTCTATTATCAACTCGGATTCAACTACATTTAATAACCACATTTGAATTTCATCAAACCAATTATAAAGAACCTTACTATCTCTTTTTTGATAAAAGAAAGTAATTTCTATAGTTCTATCTGAATACTGTCTTTCTCCGTCATTAAATATACCGCTGAAATCAAAAGAACCACTCCTAAAAGGAATGGTTTCTTTGATTATCTTTGGAGTAGGAGAATTAATTTTAAAATGTTCTATATAAAGGTCAAAATCTTCAAAACTATGTTTATTATTAAAATAAATTTGTCTATACATCTCCAATTAACCTCCTACCCAAATTCTGTCTTTTGCCTAAAATTTTATCTGACTTAGTTGCCATTTTTTCTCCATCTACTTCAAGTGTTAAATTTAAATATATATCTTTATCGTTTGAGCTTCCTTGTAACATAGAACTTGCTATTGATTGAGCCGTTTGTCTAGCGGTCTCTAAAACCATTTGTTCACTTGATTCATGATTGTATATCTTAGTTCCATTTGGCAGGTCATATAATTCATATCCACGCTCATGAAGATATGTTAAACCACCTTTAAAGTGTGAGTTACCTGTCCAGTTTCCATCAGGCTTTTTCCCATCATTTGTATGTTTTGTGAAAACTTCAAAAATCTTTTTAATAGGATGCCAATTGTCCCACCAGTCTTTTATTTTGTCCCATTCACTTTTAACATTACCAGTTGTAGTATTTACATCTTTTGAGATATCTGAGTTCATAGAAGTAATTTCTTGAACTGCTTGATCTCTTGTATCTTTGGCAGCTTGTACAGTATCATCTCTTTGTTTTTTTGCATCTTCTATACATCTCTCAGCTTGCTCTTTAGTTAATGCTCCTGTTTCGTCTCTTTGTCTTATTATCTCGGCTATTCTTTTATCACATTCATCATTAGCAGCTTCAATAGCTTTATCTCTAGAATTATTTAATTCTTTTATATGTTTAGAAGCCATTTCAGCAGTTATATTTTCATCATTCCCTTTCATTCTTTCAAGAATTACTTTAGCTTCAACCTCATTATCAGATAAAGTTTTTATAGCACTAGTTTTCATATCTTGTTGAAGCTTATCAATCTCGTCAAATTCTTCTTTTTTGACTTGTCTATGTTCATTTGCTGCTTTTTCATATATTGCATTAATTTTATTTTGAGCTTCATCTATCTTTTGTTTTTGCTTAGTCCAATGACTTTCAGTTGCTTTTAAAGCATCTTCTTTTTCTTTAGCTGAAAGAACATTAGTTTTAGCAAAGAAATCCTTTTGACTTTTTAACTCTGCATATCTTTTTTTGTCCATACCATCTTTAATTTTATTAGCCATGTCTGTATAAACTTTTTGCATTTCTTGAGATTGTTGTTTTGATAACCCTACACTTTTAGTTAATGTATCTTTAAAATCTTTTATAGTTTGATCCTTTTGTTTTTGAGTTAATCCTTTAGTACCATTAACCATTGCAGTGTATTGTTTTATTATCTCATTTTTATTTTTACTAGTTAAAACTCCAGTATCAGAAACTAATTTTTTAAAGTCTACAGTCATTTTTTCTTTTTGTTCCTTAGATAGATTACTAGATTTCTTACTCATTTCTGTAAAGTTTTTAACTACAGTATCTTTTGCCTCTTTTGAGAATTTATTTGAGTTCATTCTTAAATTCATCATAGACTCACTAGCTTTTTTATCTAAATCTAAATAAGATTGCACATTATCTTTTGTTGCTTTAGATATTTTAATTACATCTTTTTCTGTAGCTTGTGCATAGTTTCCAAACTTATCTCTTGAAACTTCAACTTTATCTGCAAATAAATCTACTGCAGGTGTTGCACTTTTATTTAAGTGTTCAGCAACTTTATATCCTGCATATCCAACAGCAGCTACTGCAGCTACACCTAATGCAATTGGTCCTAAACATCCTATAACAGTAGCACCAAATCCAGCACCAGCAACTTCTGCTCCTGCTAATCCAGCTCCTGCAGTTTCTGCTGCTGGAGCAAGTCCTAATAGTATTTTAGAAAAGTCTTTAAATGTAGCAGCAGCTTTTAATGCTTTAAACTTTCCAACAGTTCCAATTAATCCGCCTATCCCACTTGTTACATGACCTAAACCACTAGTTACAGGCCCCATAGCAATTGCAGCCATTCCTGCCTTAACTATAAATTCTTGAGTATGTGGACTTAAATTACTAAAACTAGTTGCTAATTTAGTAATATCTTTAGCAACGCTTGTTATAGCTGGAGCTAATGCTTGGAAAACTTTTATTGCTGCACCTTCTAGGGCACTTTTCATTTCTGCTAAACTACCTTTTGCATTTTCACTCATAGTTTTAGCCATTTTAGCAGTAGCACCTTCACTGTTGTCTATAGCATTTGCTAATTTATTAAAATCTCCTTCACTAGCATTTATAATTGAAAGCCATCCAGACATTGCTTCTTTACCAAAGATAGTTGCAACGGCACTAGCTTGAGTAGCTTCATCTAAACCACCCATTTTTTCTCTAAGGTCAGACATTACTTCTCTAAAGCTTTTCATCTTACCATCACTATTTTCTACAGATATTCCATACTTCTCCATCATTTCGGCCATACTATCCGTAGGCTTTACTAAGTTAGTTAATCCTGCTCTAAGTGCAGTACCAGCTTGACTTGCTTTAATACCACTATTAGCCATTAAGCCTATAGCTAAAGAAGTGTCTTGAACACTATATCCTAAAGCACCAGCTACAGGAGCTGCATATTTAAAAGTTTCTCCCATCATGCCAACGTTAGTATTGGCATTAGATGAAGCAGCTGCTAATACATCACTAAACATACCAGCATCTTTAGCTTTTAATCCAAATCCTGTTAATGCATCTGTAACAATATCAGAAGTTGACCCTAATTCTTCTCCAGAAGCAATTGCTAAATTTAGTATAGGTTCTATACCTTCGAGCATATCACCAGTTTTCCAACCAGCCATTGCCATATACTCCATACCTTCGCCTGCTTCTGCAGCACTAAATTTAGTTTTAGCTCCCATTTCTTGAGCCTTATTTTCTAATTGTTTAAGATCATCACCAGTAGCACCAGAAATAGCTGCTACCTTATCCATTTGAGCTTCGTACTCCATACCTACATGAGCGGCGGCTACTCCTATTCCAGTTAAAGGTAAACTAACATGAGTAGTAAGTTTTCCACCTATCTCTTGAGCTTTACTACCTACTTTTTTAAAGTTATTTCCTAAATCTTCAAGCTTTTTAGATGCATTACCTACACCATGAGTATTTTCTACTTCTCTATTGAATTTATTTACTGCAGATTGAGCTTTATTTACTTCTTCCTCTGCTTTATTCATTTGAGTTTCATAGTTTTGTAAGGTTTTAGCATTATTTTCTACAGTTCTATCTAGCTTATCATGTTCTTTTTGTAATTCTTCTAAAGCTTTTTCAGTTTCTTTAGCTTCCTTACTTTCTTTACCATAGTTTTTTATAGCATTTTCATGTGCTTTTTCAGCTTTAGAAAGGGAACTTGCTAATTTATCTCTTTCACTTATATTTTTTTGTAGTGTTTCAGTAGCATCGTGAACACTTTTTTTATAAGTTTCTAACTTCTTATTTTGTAAATCTAATTGTTTTTGTAATGAGCTTTGAACCCTATTTACACCTTCTGTAGATTTACCGAATGCCTCTAAACCACTTTGAGCTGCTTTTAATTCACTCTTATTATTTTTAATTTCTGAATTTAGACCTTTTAATGTACTGGAATATCCAGAATCATCAAGAATCATTTTTGCGGTTATTCGTTTTTCAGTATCACCCATTTACCCTCCTTTCTCTTCCTATAAGAAAGGTACTTCATCTATGCTAACAACTTTTTCAACATATCCATCATTTGAAGCTGATTGAGTTTGCTCTTCATATGTTTTATTGAGTTCTCCGATTAACATAACAATTTCTTTGAATGTACTATCGAAAAACTCTTGTCTTGTAAAATTTAGTTGTGTTTTTGCAATAAAAAAAAGCCTATTTATATCAAAGGGCTTTTCATTTAAATCTATTTTTTTTTATTATTTTCTGATTTA